GATGCAGTTGCCGTTCTCCGCAGCGAAGATCTGGCTGTCGGCTACACCAGGCTTCACACGACAATACCCACCGTCGCCTTGAACCCGAAGACCCATCTGGATCTCACGCTCCACGATACCACGAGCGATGTCAGTCGCCAGCATCTGGACGCCCTCGTTGGGCTTCCCGGTCCACCCGTACCATTCATTGATACGGAAAAGATCACCCTTCACAGTCGAAGCCCAACGACCGCTCGCCAGCTTGACGTCTTCACCGTTGGACCTTGCCCACCAGCCGACAGAGAATGGTCTGGACGAACCCCAGTCGAAGCTCCGATCGATGCGCCAGTTCCACGGAATCTCGAATGGCTTGATGAGATTGTACTTGGGATCCCACACGTCGTCGAACATACCGCCAGCGACAACGTCCCAGGAACCCTCCAGCCAAGCCTTTCGCTCAGCCTCGTTCCTCGCCGACGCAGCGATCTTGTTGATGTAGTCCGGGTCCTCTTTCAGCAGGATCTTGTTCTCGTCAAGTCGGCTGAAGATGGAGAGGCGAGGCGGCTCCTCCAGACCCTGCTCGTCAATCAGGCCACGGCGGACCTTCATGTTCATATTTTGCGGCTGGAACCGCATCTTCACCCAGTTGTGGCCGGGACCATACGGGTTCGTCGTTGCACGGACCATACGAGGCATACCGGGCGTCGAGCTCCGGCAGCACGAGAACATTCGCTTGTATCCAGCATCAGTCGGCCAGTTGCAGAGCTCTTCCCATCCGATCCAGGGATACTCGTGACCGTGATAGTTCCAGTAGTCATCGTCCTTCTTGAACTGTCGCAGAAGCAGTTCTTCACCAGTCGGCCAGACCCACTTATGCTCCGAACCGTTGAACCTCGCCTGAGGCCAGATCTGTGGAAACCACTTCTTGGTCTTGGTAATGACGTCGGTCAGCTGCTTATAGGTCTGCCGAAACAGAATGCCTTTCCACCCTGCTCCGAATCCTCGTCCAACGAACTGACCATAGGACATGAGAAGACAGTCAGTCTTACCACCGCCCCGTGTCCCTTGGAACAGAACCTCGAAGATAGGTGTGGACGCAAGAAAAGCCTCCTGCGATCCAGCCTGCGGTTTCCAGATGACGTTGTCAGGGAAGTCGTTCATGCTCAGTCCCCAAGCGCGAACTTGCGAAGGAGCTCACCATGCCAGAGGATGTCCTTGTTCAGCATCGTTGACGCGAGGACGACATGCTCATCGTCTTCATCGAAGCCCAGGACGACAACCTCGGTCAGTCCGCGTTTCTTCGCCTTCTCCAGCGTCTCTTCGACTGAGCGGATACCGTCTTCTGTTGAGGGAAACTTGACGAGTTGTGGGCCTGTTTTGTGCTCTTGATCGTGGTCATTCATCGGAGTGGTCCTTTCACCCCGATGTTGCCTCACTTGGGCTTGTCTGGCAAGCGCAAATTTTCACTTACCTCATTCGCGATTTACCAGATCAGTGGGATCGTAGTCTGGATATTCTCGCTTCAGCCATCTATCAAATTCACCTTGGAAAACATACATATTCGCACCATTCTCCAGGTACGCTCTATAGAACGACACCGGATCAATCGGGACCGGAGCCATCCGAAGCATCTTTCGGAGCGCCGGATCCAAACGATCATACTCCGAAATGTCGAACCTCACGATATTTGTTGCGTCTTCCCCGGCATTCCCGCACCTCATTTGATCATCTCCCAACAAAGCCCAAGGGAGAGGATGTAGACATCAAAAGGATGATGCTCGTCCGGGAGCTCGTCAGCAAGTACCTTCGCAGCCTTCCTGAACTGATTCCACCCCGCCCTCGTCTTGGGCTCTTCCTCATACAACTGCAAATAGCGGACACCATCGTCCATGGTCTCCGGAGCCTTCTTCACAGTCGCACCAGCGGCCTTCCACGCGGCTCGTGCCGCAGATAGCTCTAATTCGTGCATGGAGCGCGCATCGCTTCTCACAAAAGGGGTATGGTCGTATTTTGTCCACTGTACCATGCCGACCGGCAAATGACAAGGTCGCTGTTTCACGCGTGATTGTGCGCCGCCTCTACTGACTCCATTGACTCTACGTTGTCTTTTGCATCCAGGTCTCTGTTCTATTTTATTATTTTGTGGGTGGGAGGATCTTCGTCAGTGGTTCTCCTATCCTTCGTTCTCTGGAGGAGGTCGTCTGTCCTTTGTCCTCGGTCCTCGGTCCTTTGTCGTCTGCTCTTGGTCATATGCTATCTTGCATGTGATCCCGTATGTCTGGCCGAGATGGATGGGCACGGGGCCTGCACCCCGCCCGACTGCCCCTGACCCGTCGGTGGGGTGGGGTGGCCGGTGGACAGCGCGCCACAGCCCTGTGGCGTGGCCTGTGGTGCCCTTGTGGCCGGTGGCAGGGGCTTGCCCTGCCCTTGCCCTGCCCTGCCCCTGTGGCGCGCCCTGTGGTGCCCCTGTGGCCTTGCCCTGCCCTGCCCTGCCCTGCCCCTGCCCCTGTGGCGTCCGGCAGGGTCGCACCTATGGCTGTCCCACTAGGGCAGGGTCCGCCGAGGACCGCTCCGCTGAGCGGACGGCTGAGGGGAGGCTACGTCCGCTCGCAATTAATTTGCCCCATTGGACATTTTGTTGTTGCGAGGTCGCTAGTGCAAATGTAAGGTAACTGCATGGCACGGGGGCTTGCTCCGGTGCCTAGCCCTTCCCACCCCTACGGGGGTCGGGCATATAGGGGCCACGGCTGGTAGGTCGGGTTCGCCCAAGCGCAAGTGTGGGCGGCAATGCAGGGCACGGTGGCACTTGGTCCGCTCCTGCAACCCGCTCTGGTTTCCAGCGTACACTCTGCCGTTGGGCAGCGTCCGCCAGTAGTGCGCCTCGCAAGGGCCGCTGTAACCACTACCGGGCCACGCTAAGTTCTGGGGCGGCAGGGGTAGCAAACACCAGCAAAACGCCAATCCTTTCCTACGCAAGTAACCTGTCCCTATTGGGTCGGGTTGTTTGCCCTTAGCCGTGCCCTCCTTGGGCACGGTCTTGGGCAACCAATCCCGGTTGCGCTTTATGGGAAAGTTAAAACTATGGCAAACGCAAACACCACCCGCAAGAACACCACCCGCAAGAATGCAGCTGCTAAGGACGCCGCTGTGGTGGAAACTCCGGCCGTGGAAACTCCGGAAACCCCGGAAGTTCCCGAGGCGGAAGTTCTTGGGCCGACCAAGGCGGAAATCGAGTTCGCGGAATTCCAGGCCAACGAGGCCAAGATCCGCAACTGCGCAGCCGCTCACGTCGCCAAGGCCAAGCCGCAACGGAAAATGCTCCGCGTGATCACCAAGATCAACGAGCATCCCGGCAAGGCCCTGCGTATCCGCCGGTTCCACCTGTATCGTGAGGGCATGACCCTTCAGGATTGCAAGCTGACCGGCGGTCTGGATCACCTGGACGTGCTGTTCTACGTGGACCACGGCCTCATGGAACTCCGTGAGGCAACCGACGAAGAGTTCAAAGCGGCTGAGGACGCTTGGCTCAAGGCGAAAGCCGCCAAGGCTGAGCCCAAGGAGGAAGCTAAGGCCTCCTGAGCATACTGGTGCGGAGCCTGGAAACAGGCTCCCATCCAGTGCGCTTATGCACTACACCAGAAAGGAATATACTATGGCACAGTATGAAATCGACCTCATCAATGAGTTCCTCGCCAATGGTGGTCAGGTCACCAAGTGTCCTCCGGCGCTTGCCAAGGGCAACGAGGCAAGCATCGGAACGCGACTGGAAGTCGCTCGCCAGCGGAAGGAGTTCAAGAAACAGTGAGTCTAGCGGTGACCAGCCTGTCTCCAGGCTGGCATCCGGTGGACTTCCCCACCATTCGAAAGGAAAGTACTATGGCAATCGCGAAATCCGCTCCCAAGACCCGCCGCTCCGTTGACCTCGTTCTGGAGGACAACGCCATGCCGAAGAGCACTCCCCATGTCGTCATCGACTTCGAGGAACTCAATCGTCTGGGCCTGCGCGTCATCCAGGATTCCGGCCGCATCGTCGTCGTGCATGATCCCATGCATGACTCGGCCAATCTTCTGGACCTGGAGCCGTTCCACCAGATCAAGGACACCTTGTATCTGTCGGACGGCGACTTCGAGGAACTCGTGGACAAGGCAATCCAGCTGTCGCTCATGGCGCGCATTCGTCAGGCGGTCAACAACGCCGGATAATCGGCATGGGTTCGTTTCTAACTATCCTAGGCATAGCGTTCATCGTCCTCACGATATACCATGCCTTCAAGTAAGTCTAGCGGTGACCAGCCTCTCCGGAGGCTGGCATCCGGTGGACTTCACCACCAAGGAGAGAACTATGGCAACACCTCCCGTATCGCCGATCGTCGCTCAGGCTATGCTCTGCGCCAATTCGTTCCGGCCGATTTACCTGTGTGGCTGGACGCTGACCCTGGAAGCCGACCCCGGTCTTCAGGCGGCTCCGGTCTTCAAATCACCGGGAAGCAACTACTACGACTTCTGTGCCAGTGGCTACGAGGGTGACCCGATCACCGAAGAATGCCACTGGGTCAATCGTTAAGGAGAGAACTATGGCACACGATATCGCACCTCTGTCCACGATCCCTTTCTGCTGTGATAGCGCAGCTGAGATGGTCGTTCTGACCGAATCGCTGAAGCGGGTCATCACACCGACCCGTGGAGATTTCCTTGAGATCAAGAACACGGTCGCCCCTCGCTGGATCCAGCATGAGGACAAGCCGTGGGAGACGGTCTACGACCAGACCTGGACCATCATCGTTCATACCGGAAACATTCGGGGTATGACGAGGGATCTGGAAGAAGAGCGCATCTTCTGAGAACCACAAGCCCAAGAAAATGAGCCCGCCTGTCTTCGGACATGGCGGGCTTTTTTTGTGGACAAAGAGGAGGGATCTGGAAGAAAGATATTCAGTCGTCCGTCTTGTGGTCTCGGAGCATCTCCGGTGTTACGCCGCCTCGGATCGGCTTATGATTGGAGATTCGATCGGTCGGAGTTTCCGGCTCCACTTCTTGGGCTTTGCCCTCAATCGTCTCTCCATCGCCGTATTTGGATTCCCAGTCGTCAATGGAGTTCAGCCCAGAAGGAGCGACCAGCACGCCGCCGCTCACGTTCATAGCAACCTCTCGCTTATCGCGATATCCTTCCTCCACGCGGCGGGCTTCTGCCAGAACGATATTCGGCATGAACACCTGCTCTTCCGAGATCAGCGCGCCCTGACGATCATAGCTCTTCCGCACCGTGCCATTGAGCGCCAGATTCTGAACATGCGCGACGACCTTGTCGCGATATTCTTCTTCCGCCTCCAGGCAGGCTTCGGCGAACTCCTTATTCTTCGTGATCACCCGGCGGACGGCGGATGCAGAAACTCCGGCAGCGGCAGCGGCCTTCTTCATCATCCCGTGTTCGCGGTAGTTGTCCAGGAAGACATCCCAGAGGTCAGGCGTGAACGTGCCGTTGACCGAACGGATCCGAACTTCTTTCGTTCCATCGCGGAGCGTGACCTCCTCGGCGATGAATCGGTTGCTCTTGAATCCATTCTGAGGCTTGGACGGATCTCTGTGATATTTCCGCGTATTTTCTGTCATGGTCAGCTGCTCCATTGCGCCGGCTCGCGAGCCTAAGATTCTATTTCGCCCGTGTATCGTAGCCCATCTCAGAAGCCCAATGCAAGCGCGAATATCTAAGTAGAGTCAGCTGTGATCTTATGCT